GACCTGCACTTAGTGACAGACAAGGTCATGCTATATTTGTAACCACACCCAAAGGCGCACAAGGTTGGTTTTATGACTTGTATGAAAATGCACAACACTTGGAAGACTGGAAAACATTCACATACACAACACTTGAAGGTGGACTTGTTGAAGCAGATGAAGTTCTAGCTGCCAAAAGAGAACTAGATGAAAAAACATTTAGACAAGAATATGAAGCAAGTTTTGAAACATATTCAGGTTTGATATACTACAATTGGAACACCAAACAAAATGTTACACCACATCAACCAGAAATAACAGATAGAACACTGTTACACATTGGTATGGACTTCAACGTTGATCCGTTGGTTGCTGCCATTGCTACAGTGGACAGAGATCAAATACATGTATTTGATGAAATAGTTATTGCAGGTTCAAACACATATGAAATGGTAGAAGAAATACGCAGAAGATATCCCAACAATAGAATATGGGCATATCCTGATGCAAGTGGACAAGCAAGAAAAACAAGTTCAAGAACCACAGACCATATGATTATGAGAACTGGTGAATTCACACTAAAAGTAAAAGGCAACAACCCTCCTGTGTTGGATAGAATTGCAAGTGTAAATGCAAATCTTAAATCAGCGGAAGGAGACATCCGTCTCCGTGTGAGTTCAAAATGTAAGAATGTGATAAAAAGTTTATCACAACAGGTATACAAAGAAGGTACACGCATACCTGAAAAGGATGGCAAAATAGATCACATGAGTGATGCTGTTGGTTATCTAGTTCATTGGGTGAATCCCATAAGAGGACCTCAAGTGCAAAATATGGGCATACAAAGGTACGGACATTATTAGGCATAAATACTATGACAGCTGATCACTGTTGTAAAGACCCCAAGCAACCTTATAAGGAAACAGTTTTATGAAAAATTTAGAACAATTAATGGCAACACATGACGCATACAAGCATCATGCTGAACAAGCACAATATATGTATAGAAGCTACATTGGCGGGCCTACATATAGAGCCGGCAACTATCTAACACGCTACATAGGGGAAGAATCACAACCAGGTGATAGTTATGGAAAACGTTTACTGTCAACACCTCTAGACAATCATGTAGCCAGTACAGTGGACATTTACCGTTCATTTCTTTTTAGAGAAGCACCAACTAGACAACTTGGACTATTAGCAAACAATCCATTGGTACATGAATGGATTACTGATACAGATCAAGAAGGTCAAGACATGGACAGTTTTCTTAAAAGTGCAAATGACTTGGCAATGGTGATGGGCAATGTATGGTTATTGGTAGACAAAGGATCATACAAAGTAGAAACACAAGCAGAAGAAATAGCAATGGGTATACGTGCATATACTGCAATGTATACACCACAAAATGTTTTGGATTGGTACTATGAAAGAAACATTGCAGGCAAGCCAATACTAAAATATATCAAAGTCAAAGAATCAGAAAACACAGAAAAAATGACATACACACTGTGGACTGAAGATAGTGTAGAAAAGTATACAGTATCAAAAGATGAACTGGGTGGCGCAGACCAAGTGATTGATTATGTTGAATATGACAACCCATTGGGTGTTGTTCCATTTATAAATCATTGTCCAGTGAAGTCACCTGTGCGTGGTGTTGGTTATAGTATGCTGTCAGATGTTGCAGATGCACAAAGATTTATCTACAACATGCATTCAGAAATTGAACAAACAATCCGTATTAGTTCACATCCTACACTTGTAAAAACACATTCAGCAGATGCAACTGCTGGTGCTGGTGGTATCATAAACATGGATGAAGGAATGGATCCACAATTGAAACCTTATCTATTGACACCAGGTACATCAACTGTAGATTCAATCCTAAAAACAATCAAACAATTGGAAGAAGCAATTATGTCAAGCACACATACATCAAGTGTGCAAGGTGTAAAAACTGCACAATCAGGCGTAGCACTACAGACTGAAAGACAACTGTTGAATGCTAAGTTGAGTGATCTATCAGACACACTCAAAGAAACAGAACTAGCACTATGGGACCTTTGGTTTGGTTGGGCAGGTGTTGACGCACCAGAAGAATTTACAATTCATTACAATGATAGTTTTGATATCCGTGACAAGTACAGTGAACTTGATTTGATTATCCGTGCAAAAGCTGCAGGATATACAAATGAAACATATCTAAAAGAATTAGACAAACAATTGGCCTCATTAATGATTGAAGATTCAAAAGTACTCAACAACTTGATGGAAGCAATTGAAGAACCTAAAGAATATATACCACACATCATGTATAACCCAGACACTGGTGAGCAAATAGAAGCAAAAACAGAAGATGATCACAAACGTTTGGGCTTGGATGGATATGTACATTTGGGTGAAGATATAAATGGATGAGAAACAACACAGTAAAATAATTGACAACACTATCTCAGAAATTGAAGATGGTGTTTTTGACAATATCAAAGCACTTGAGAACCGTATAGCAGAATTGGTCAACTTGGGTGCTGATCCAAATACACTGCGCCCACAAATAACACAAGCGTTTGAACAATATTCCGCTGGTGTTGGAGCAGCAGTGCAACCTCTGCGCATGGTTTCACAGGACATAGGCACAGTTACAGTTGAAGATGAAGCGGCTGAGAGTGCCCTACTGAATCAGGCCGCAACTTCTGTAAAGGAAACAGTAAATGCAGGTGTTAGTGATGTGATGACAACACTTGTATTGGCGGGTGCCGCTGGTGCAACAACACAAGCACTAGTGAACAGTGCCAGAGGTAGAATTTCAGGCATCTTTATGGAAAGTGATGATGCTGAAGTACGCAGACAACAGCGCAAGATCCAAAAACTGTTGAAGAAAAAAGGTGCAAACGCAGATGAAATCAATAGTGCCAAAAGAGTGATTAGAGATAGATTGGTTGGCATCAATACAACAGCAAGTGTAAGAGATCTAACAAACACAAAAGTACAAGATACTGTTATGAAGTTTGATGGTGCATTTACAGCAGGTCAAGCCAAACGCAAAGGTGTTGAACGCTGGAGATATGCAGGTGGTGTGATTGCAGAAACAAGACCTTGGTGTGCTGAACACACAGATCAAGTTTACACCACAGAAGAAATTGAAGATTTATGGACATCAGGTTGGGCAGGCAAAGAGCCTGGAGACCCATTTGTTGTTAGAGGCGGATACAACTGTAGGCACTTCTGGGTGCCAGTTGAAGATGATGAATAATAAGTGATAAATAATGTTATACGGGACTAACCCCTAACCCTTAGGAGATACTGACATGTCAGATGAAAACATGGCTACAACTGCAGATACAGACACTGGGGCTGTTGAAGCAGGAATTGAAAATACCCAGGTTGAAGAGAAAGTGTTCACGCAAGCACAATTGAATGATATTGTTGCCAAGCGTGTTGCACAAGTAACTAAGAAATACTCAGAAGTTGATGCAGATGAAGTTGCACAATTACGCAGTTTCAAAGAATCAATGGAAGAGGAGCAACTGATTAAAAAGCAAGACTTTGATGGTGTGCTAAAGAAAACCAAAGACAAATATGGGCAAGAGATTTCTGCCTTGCGTACAGAATTGGAACGCATAAAAGTTGATGGTGCTCTTATTGATGCCGCATCAAAAGCCAAAGCACTTGCTCCACAACAGGTTGCTAAATTGTTAAAGGACAGTGTCAAACTACAACCAGATGGAACAATCAATATTGTAGATGACACAGGCAATCCACGTTACACAGATGAAGGTGATCCTGTATCTGTTGACAGTTTGGTTGATGAGTTCTTGTCAAGCAATTCTTACTTCCGTGCAGCAGGTCCTAGCGGAACTGGTAGCACTAGCAACACAGGTGAATCTAAATCTACAGTAGCAGATCTTAACTCACTTGATATGCTTAATCCTGAACATAGAGCAATTTACAAAAAGCTCAGACAGGAAGGCAAACTTTAACTTGAAAGGTATTGACAAATGGCAAACGGACCATATACATCAGTAATCAACGCAGACGCTCTTATTGTGCCTGTGAAAGCAGCAACAATTTATGCTGCACAAGAAACATCACTATTCTTAGGTGGTGAACTAATTCCAGTAGTAAACGCACCAAACGGTGTACTACAGGTACCAGAACTAGCAGCAGTATCTGCTACAACAGTAGACGCAGAAGCTGGTACAGGTATTGACATTGACGCAGTACATCCTGTAGACACAAAGAACACAGTAACATGTGATCTATATGCAGCACGTTCAGTTGTACGTGACTTAGGTAACATTGATCCAGCAGAAATTGGACGTGTACTAGGAAATGCTGTGAGTAAAGCATTTGATACAGCAACATTTGCAGCACTAGACTCAGCAACAGCATCAACAGCAGATTGTGTACCATTATCAATTGCAGATATTGTTGACTCAGCAGCTCAAATCCGTGCAAACGGTGAAATGGGTGAACTATTTGGTGTACTAACACCTGCAGAAACAGCAACACTCTTAAAAGAGATTGGCACAAACGCATTTGCTGGTTCAGAATCATTCCAAGGCCAAGCATTACGCTCAGGCATGATTGGTATGATTGGTGGCGTTATGTTCTTCCAAAGTTCATACATTGCAACAGCAGACACAGCTGGTTACATCTTTGGCAAAGACGCAATGAGAATTGCAATGCAGAAGAATGTTGACATTGAAGTTGGCAGACGTACAGCAGCAGTTGGTAATGACGTTGTAGCAAGCCTACACGCAAAGCCAGCATTGATTGACGCAGGCCGCGCAGTTAAACTAATCAACGTGTAATAGCACACAGTATGGGGGAACTATCCCCCATACCATACAACTAGGAGATAAAAATGGCATTTGCTACAAATAATGATCTAATCAACTATGCTCCAGAAGTGTTTGACCAAGGTGTTGATGACTGGACTGCAGAACTTACACGTGCAGAAAATGATGTTGCTAATATGGTTCAAGTTAGATGGTATAACAATCATCACAACAGAGCAGATTATGCAAAATCAAAACTAACAGAATCACAATGGACAGTTAGTACTGTATACCGTGCGCTTTACGCACACATACTTCCAAAACTTTCAACTTTTAGACCAGAAGGAGATCCGTTCCGTGAACAGATTGAATTTTGGAAAGAAAGATTCAATGAAGAAATGGATTTACAGTTCCAATTGGGCATTCAATATGATGAGAACGCTGACGGAGTAGTTCAAGACAGTGAAGTACATGAATACTCACAGACAAGGCTGTATAGATGAGTAGAGAAAATATTGTTGCTGAAATTGCATCACAACTCAAGTCAATGAATACTGTGAAACTTGGCCGTGTTGAGCGTGATCCAATTATACCAGATGAATTGCCTAAGACTGCATTTCCTGCATGTTACATTGAGACAACAGATGAAGACATTGAAGATATTACACTTGGCACAACCAAACAGTTGCGTGAAGGTATGATGTTGGTGAATGTTGTTGTACTCATTGGAGGCAAACAGCGTGACAAACAACGCAACCTAGTTGTTGAAGCTATAGAGAACAAGTTGCTGACTGACCGTACGGTAAATAGTACAGCAACACATATTGCTCTCACAGGAGTTGAGAGTATGCAAGTGGGGGAATCAGCCCCATATGCAAGCGTAAGAATGGTGTTCACAGTCAAGCACCATTATACTATTACATAGGAGTATATACAGTGAGCGTATTTCATGGCAGCGGAGGATCACTAGCAATTGGTGGTACAAGCGTGGCACAGGTAACAGAATGGACTGTGACACACAATGCAGAGATGGTAGAAATTACACCTCTTGGTAACTCTGCAAGAGCATTTTCAAAAGGCTTAGAGTCATTTGAAGGATCTTGTGAAGTTATTGTATCAGATGATGATGATACAGGTTTTGTAAACTTCAACCAAACTCTAAAAACAGGCGCAGCAGTAACAGCAACTTTCTTCACAGATACAAGCGGAACTGCAAGTCTATCAGGTCAAGTATTTGTTTCAGCAGTTGAAACAGTATTGGCATTTGATGATGTAGCACGTTATTCAATATCATTTACAGGCACAGGCGGTCTGACAATTGATGTGGACAATGACTAAAAAATGAGTAGAGCACGCAAAGCAATGCAAGATCTTCATACAGAAGCAGACAATGATTTGCGTGCTTTTACCAAAGAATTTGTGCATAACCTAAAAGCCACAACTCCAATAGATACTGGCTTTAGTAGAAATGCATGGCGTAATATTTACGGCGGGCAGATAATTGGCACAGGTAAAAGTATACCCATAGCCAAAAACACTGCATCATATATTGGTGTGCTAGATGGCAAGAGTCCAAAAGGCTTTACAAGTAGACAAGCCCCACAAGGTATTGTGGAACCAGCACTCCGTAAAACAAGGAAAAAATAAATGAGCGTTTTAGAAAAAGCAAAAGAACACTACAAGCAACAACTGGGTGGTGAAATGAAAACCATCTATGTTGAAGAATGGGATGAAACAATTTATTTCAAACCCAGCGCAAACTTTGCACAACAAAGCAAAGTTATGGAACTACACGCAAAGGGCAAACTCACAGAAGCATTGGTAGAAACATTGTGTGTGCGTTGTTTGGACAAAGATGGCAACAGAATGTTCAAACAAGGTGACAGAGATGTATTGATGAGACAAGTTGACCCAGAAGTTCTTGTGCGTATTGCAAGCATAATCAACAACACAGGTGATATAGAAGACCAACACTTGGGAAACTAATCAAAGACCCTGATGTACTGTTGTTTTTAAAACTAGCAGAACAACTTGGTCAAACTGTTGAATGGGTTATGAATAATGTCAGTATTCTAGAGCTGAGAACTTGGGCTAAATACTACAAGCTGCAAGAGCAACAGCGCAAGCAGAATAGGAAAAGGTAATGGCTGATTATACAATTCAAATCAACGCTAAAGACAATACCAAAAAAACTTTTAGCAGTGTTGATAAAGGCCTAGCTGGACTATCAGCAGGTGCTGGTAAATTCAAAGTAGCACTTGGTGCCGCAGGCGCAGCCCTAGCGGCATTTGGCGTTGCAGGAAAGATCAAAGGTGCAATTGATGACTTTGATAATCTTGCAAAAAGTGCAAGAGCAGCAGGTTCAGCAACTTCAAATGATGCATTCAGAGGCTTCCAAGTGCTACAAAAAGCAATGGGTGAAGCAGGTATTGATGCGGCTACATTTGATAGAGCACTGTTACAAACCACAACAAGACTCAAAAAAGGTGCTGAAGGTTCAAAAGCCTTTGCAGACATTACTTCAAAACTTGGTGGTTCAATCAAAGATGCAAACGGCAATCTAAAAGAAGGTCCTGCATTGCTTGAAGCAATGATCAATGGACTCAACAACGGAACAATTTCAACAGATGAATTTGCAAAAGTTGTGGGTGGTAGAGCAGGTCCTCTTATTCAACAACAATTTGCAAGTTTACAAGATGGTGCAGAAGGACTAGCAAAAACACTCAAAGATGTAGAAGATAATTCAAACATTGTTGACTTGGAAGCTGCAGAAAATGCAGAGAAGTTCAATGATACTGTAGGGCGTATGGGTGAAAAGATGCAACAGTTACTCACTGACGCAGTTACACCTCTGTTACCACATCTTGTAAAACTAGCAGATCAAGTGTTGGCAAACATGCCTGCAATTATTGATGGCGTGAGCAAAGCATTTGAAACACTACAACCTGTGCTAAGTTTGATTGGCACAGTACTAACAGACTTGGTATTTCCAATCATGTCAAAAGTATTTGAAGTGTTGGGCTTTATAGCAAACGCAATTGCACCTCTGGTAGAATCAGCAATACCAGGTTTGAAAATGGCATTTGAAGGATTGGTAGGTATTGTAGAATCAATTGTAGGATTCTTCCAAGGTGTTGCAGACAGTTTGGGTGCTATATTTGACAAAGCAATGATGTTGAAAAACAATGTTGTTGGAACATTTGATTCAATGAAAGACAGTGTTACCAGCAGTGTTGGTGATATGACAGAAAAAACCAAAGGCTTCTTTAATGATATGTATCAAAAAGTTGTTGGTGGTTCAATTGTACCAGATATGGTGAATGGTGTTATTGCAGAATTTGTGCGTATGCAAAATGGCATGGTATCAACATCAGCAATGGCAACAGCAAATGTTGCCAATGACTTTCAAAGTCTAGGACAAACAATTGAACAAGACTTTGCAGGTACACTTGAATCAGCACTATCAGATGGTAAGTTGAGTTTATCAGACTTTGAAGGCTTTTTCCGTAGCACACTAACAAACATACTCAATGACGCTATGTCAGGCGGCAAAGGACTATCAAGTATATTTGGTAGCATCTTTGGCGGAGGCGGTGGCGGAATGGGCGGCGGCTTGTTCTCAAGCATTGGCTCAATGTTTGGTGGCGGTGGCGGACTAGGTGGACTGTTTAGTGGAGGCGGATTGTTCTCTGGTATTGGCAGTTTGTTTGGAGGCTTCTTTGCAGATGGTGGACACTTGGGTGCAGGCAAGTTTGGTATTGCAGGAGAAAATGGCCCAGAACTTATTAGTGGACCAGCACAAGTTACACCAATGAACAGTGCAGGACAAAGCGTAGTGTTCAACATCAACGCAATTTCACCACAAACAGGAACACAGTTCTTGCTAGACAACAAACAACAAATTGTAGGCATGATACAACAAGCAGGCCACAGAAGAGGCAAGGAGATATTTTAAATGAAGTCAATTTTCACATACCCAAGCAACGCAAGCACACTATATATTGACCCTAGTTATTTGGGTGATGACACAGAAGGCTTTCAAAAACGCATCAAAGATTTACAAGATGGCACATACAAAACACATTTGAATCCCACAGCAAGACATGATGTAGATAGAATCATCAAAGGCATTGGACTGTACAACAACAATACTACCTTTGAAGAAACATCAGGCAACAACACAATATACAAGTTTTGGGAAAACTCAATGGTTGATTTTAGACTGAGAGCAAAAGCAAAACCATTGATCAAAGACATAACAACAGACAATCATTTGTTTACAGACACAGGTACAGATTACAATTTTGCAAAACTAAAAGTTGAATTTCAAGCTGCACATGGATTCAGTAGTGGTGATAGAGTAATTATATATGGTGCAATTACAGATTCAATATATGATTTGTTGGATGATGAAGTATATGTACAAGTGATTGATAGTACAAATGTATATCTTACAAATGTAGCAACACCAGCAACCAACCCTCCAGTAAAAGGTAATTTTACTTTTACAGATTTACGTGGTACAAGATATGACAATAGACAATGGGGTGGTTCATTAGAAGGTAGAGTTATACGCTATGATCCAACCAGTGGTGCCAATGGTACACTGTTGAGATTTTCAACTACTGCACCAGCAAACTTTGATGACAACAGCATTATAAAAATGTACAGTTCATTTACAGCAGGTCAATCAGGAACAGCAAATTCAACTTCAACTACATTTTATGTCAGTAGATTGGGTGGCAGTTTATTTTCATATGAATTGTTTACAGACAGTAATAAAACAACCCGTGCAACAATCACTGAAACATATCATGCACAAAGAGGTAAACAGTACACATCAGCAGGCACAATTGATCTAACAGGTCAAACATATGCAGATTTTGGTATAACATCAGATGAAGAAACTGCACTAAAAGCAGATGGTAATGGTTGGTGTAGAATCAATGCTACTGTAACCTCAGGTACATTCACAGGAAAAAATGACAGTGATGAAACTATACCCACAAGTTTTACACACACAAGTGAATTTTATTGGGAAGCAGGAACTACATTTAGTATATTCAACAACAGAAGTAGTTCAAAAATTGTACAAGACTTTATACTAGCAGATGCAGGATCAGGTGTAGATGTTACAGTGACCATTTCATTTATCCAACCAGGTAGATCACATGGTGGTTGGGCATACAGTGTTACCAATGATACTACAGATGATGACGCAAGTTTTCAAGGCTACAGTGATTCAAGTGTACAATATGAAATCAACAAAGCAAGAGTATTGATACCAGGCAACACACCATTCACATACAAAGATACAAACAATGCATCACAACCAGGCGCAACATATGAGGCGGGTTATTGGTTGGCAGGTTCAACATCAATGACATCATATGTATCAGGTGAAGGTGCTCCACATTTATCAACAATCAATGTTGACAGCAACGGTTACTTGACAGGATTCACATACCCTAGTGGAAACAGCGCAAACAGAGGTCAGTTTCTCACACCAGACAGTAGATTGTTCAACATACAAGATCAACAATCAACATATGTTGCACCAACTGTAAGCACAGCTGGTCTAGAAGATGTATTTGATACAAATGATGAATGGGACACGCAAAGTGATAATCTACTAAAAACATTTCCAAACACAGTAACACCACAAGAAGTTACATTCCGTATTACATCACCAAACGCAACAACAAGTTCACAAAATGGTACCAAGTTTAGTAGAAGCAGTGGCTATATCAAATACAGTTTAGATGTAACTTATCCTCCAATGACATCAGCACAATATGAAGAATACAATGGATTTATAAACTTGCTGAATGGACAAAAACATCCTTTCTTCTTTGATTTGAAACAAAACACAGTATCATTGATAGGTGTAAGAAATGATGTAGCACCAAATCCATTACGTTATAAAACAGCAGGCACAGCAGGTAACAACATCATACTTGCAGAAGGATTTCAAAGCAATCTATCAAATGCAATTGCACAAGGTGAACTGTTGATCATGGGTGACTTGAAACATGGTGATATAAAAACAGCAGGTTCATCAACAGATGCAAACATATATGGTGAAGCAAAGTTCCGTATTGCAACTCCACTGCACACAAATAAACTTGTAGGTGACACTATATTCTCAGATCCAGAACACATCATTGTTAGCTTGGATACAGACACTGTAGAAGTTGCCAGAGATACAGCAGGCTTTTATTATTTGAGCTTGTCATTTACAGCGGATGAATGGAAATGAGTTTAACAACAGCACAAACACAAAAATCAGTTGAATATTATGAAATAGTACATTTGGATGTAGGTGATGGATATAGACTTACAAATGCACCTTTTGATATCACATACCTTTCAAACACATACACAAGTTTTGGAATGTTGTTGGGTTTTGATACCATAGAAGAAAATTCAGAACTAGAAATACCAAGTTTGAATATCACAATCTCAGGTATTGCTCCTACTTCAAGTGGTAGTGCATTGAAAGACTTTATTGGTGAAAACTATGCAAACTCAAGTGTACAAATTGACAGAGTGTACTATGAAAATCATGTGCAACAAGGTGTTGTGAATGTATACAAAGGTTATATCACAGGTGCTGATTTGTTACAAAGTGCAAATGATGTATCAAATGTATTGGTAAAAACTGCATCACATTGGCATGACTTTGCAAGACAAACAGGACATAGAACCAATACAAATTCACAACAAAAACGCATAGACAACAACAATATACAATATGCAACAACTGACACAGGATTTGACTCAGCTCTTGAGGTTCAGAAAGAAATAACTTGGAAAGCCTAAGCAAATACCTAGCAGGTAAAAGACATCAACCACATCAATTTGGCGTAAATGATTGCAATACATTTATTGTTGAATGGATTGATCTTTGTTATGGTACAGATTGGGAAGGTCAGTTGCAATTTGATTATTCAACTGCACTAGGTGCAGCAAGATATCACAGAGACTTACCATTTACAGCAGAAGAATTTATGGGTATGGCAGGATTTGATCAAATTATGATTGGTGAATGCACATCAGGTGATGTACTGTTACAAGACAATGGCCCTTGGTTCTGTGCTTGGTTGGTTGCATTAGAATATGCATACACTGTGGATCACAAATTAGGCTTTGTTGTTGCCAAAGTAAATACACTTGATGAATATACAACATGGAGAAGACAAGCATGAGAAACATCCTACATATTTGCATACAAGCATTCTTTGCATTGATTATTTGGAGTCAACCAGCACTTGCAGGTCCAGCAATTGGTGCCGCATTGATGACAGGACTAAAAAGTTTCTTGATCAATATGATTGTGAGTGCAATTACAAACAAAATATTTGGTAAGAAAAAAGGACAAAGCGGTGCTGCAGGCAGAGAAGCAAGTTTACTTGTAAACAAACAATCAAACAATGAATTTATTCCTGTTGTGTATGGTAGACGCAGAATTGGTGGCACAAGAGCATTTATTGATACTTCAAATGGATCAGGTGGTGCAGGAACAAACACACTAAACATGTGTCTTGCATTGTGTGAAGGACAAATGAATACAATATCAGAAATATATTTCAATGATACAAAAATATTTGCAGGCACACTACTACATGAAGGTACAGTAGATGATTCAAATGATGAAACTACAGACTACAGTGGACATTTTACAATTGAATACAAGGACGGTAGACTAGATCAAACAGTATCAACACTGTTACAAAACAGCATAGGTTCATCAACTTGGACCAATACTCACACACTCAAAGGTGTTGCTTATCTAGCAATCAAATTACCATTCAATGCATCTGCATATGAAGGTGGTGTACCCACTGTAACGGCTGTTATAGATGGTAAAATTGTACGTGATGTTGCAAACTTGAACAGCACAACTGCTGAAATACTTTCAGCCGCAAGTGGTGCAAATCAAAATCCTGCAGATGTGTTGTATGATTATTTGACCAACAAAACATATGGCAAAGGATTGGCAGATGGAGATATCAATCTTGCAAGTTTTCAAAGTGCAAAAACATATCTAGCTGATGCAAGTAGACCAAAAGCAAATGGTGTACTATCAACAGAAGATACAATCATAGACAATGTAGAAAAAATACTTGCCAGTTGTAATGGTATGTTGGTGTATCACAATGGTGAATACAAAATGAAAGTCAAAGGAAATGAAGGTACAGCAACAAGAACATTTGATACTTCAAACATTCTATCAGATGTTACAGTGAGTTTGACAGACATAAAAAATAGATTAAATAAGATTACAATAAACTTTGCAAACGGTGATTCAACAACAAACTTCAATGATGATGTTGTTATCAGAGAAAATGCAACATACAAAACACAAGACGCAGAAAGAATATTAGAGAGTACAATAGACATGCCTATGCTAACAAATAAAACAATGGTAGAAACACAAGGTGACTTCCTTATGGATGCAACCAGAGATGCTATGATAATCCAATTTGATGCGGCTCATACAGAGTTTGGCATAGAAGCAGGTGAAGTAATCAAAATAACACTGGATGACTATGGATTCAATGAAAAACTATTCCGTGTACTACAGACAGAATTAACGCCGGAAAACACCATTTCAATTGTTTCACAGGAATACACTCAAAGTATACACATATAGTCAATTTAAGGTGTCTTAAACAAAAACAGATACAGGATATAGTAGGTGAATATAATGACCCCATCACAACTACGCTACATATACAATAAGTATAGTTTTGATCAAAAACCAGCAGCATACAAAACATGGACACAAATAAAAAAATTAGTAGAATGGCCTCCAGGCACAAGTGCAGTGTTTATGATGTGGAATGATAGTATCATTGTTGGTGCAAACTATGATGAAGAAACTAGAGTACCCCTATATGAATGGCGTAAAAAATACAGCATGAATAAAATTGCAAAGCCTTCACAGGAAAAAGATCCACTGAATGGCATAACTGAAAACAACCCCAACTATCTAGCATGGCAAACAATGTTTTATGAAGATGGTATGGGACAAAGTGAAATTGCAAGAATATTAGGTGTAAGCCCTGCATATTGTAGCAATATGAAACGCAAGTTTGAACAACAAAATGCAGTGGTTGACACAGCATAAATGTATGTTATTATAAATACAGTTGTAACAAGGGATGTAAATATAACATTTCTCCAATGATTGTTCTAAGCTGAGTTATACATGGCTGGCATAGACTCCTTTACTTAATAGCACAGGTTTCAATCATTACTGTGCCCCTAACTTCCCTTTTTACACACTATTTGATAAATAAAACTGTACACAATGTGTACAAATTTAGGAGAATACAATGAACAACAAGATACAAACATTTTTAGACAACTACACTTGTGAATTTGAACATGGCCAATGGGTTGGCAACTTCACAAAAACACGCACACTGCACAAGGTGCGTGATTCACTCACTGTGGCAGATTGGTATGACATACATGATGCTGCAATGCATGGCTTCTGGGAACTACCTGATAATCTACGTGTAAGCCTCAACAGCAAGTTCAATAGACTGATAGAGTTTCAACTTGATCACGGCTTTGATGAATTTGCAACACCAGAGAATATTGTTGAACTGTTGAACAACAGTACAGGCACAAAATATTATGCAATAGTACAACAGTTGATCTGGGGTGTACTCACAAGTTGCATTGAAGCAATACATTTCAACCAACAGAACCAAGAACAGGAACAAATAATTGACTTATTTGAATAATTCACTTATTATAAATGCACAAACTATTAATATATATAAATTACTGAAAAGGTTTTATTAATTATTAGTTTATGCAACCCCATGAAAGCCTAAAGGCTTTTCTTTGATACTAAAAAACAAAACAAGGAGACTACAAATGAAACTAACACAAACCAAGACTAATGAAAACGGAAGTTCCCTTCCAGTTTATTCAAATCTAACAATTCCAGTTACGGAGATTAAGGCCTTACGCTACGCTCTGTATGACAACAAACCAGCACCAACACATTTTTATGAAGATGGACGTTACAAAGCAGAATTACAGATATGGACTGAAGACACAGACAAATGTCAATTTATACTTAGAAATTACTTGAAACCTTACAAGAGTTACAGAAACAACTTGTATAAAAAACAAGATGATCCATACAAGGATTGGTATGCAAGTGAGGCAAATAAAGCAAAAGATCTTGCAATGACATTTGGTACAGACAACTTGGTTTTGCATACAAACCTTGGATTTCAAGCAAGACATGAAGCACATGACAACCAGTATTGTTTCCGTATTCAACCAGAATACGCAATGCATGTTATGATCAATGATGACAAACTTGTGATGCAAAGTAGTATTCACAACTTTGATCTTCCAACTGAAATAACCTATTACAAGGAAAAAGCAGGCTATGACATCTACTATCAATACACACCAGTTGAACATTAAACTAAAACTAGTGTTTGGACCTTTTGGACCTCATGCAGGCAAATGGTTATTCAAATACAAAAACAAATGGCACTTCTATAGGTGGGCATCAAAACGGGAAATGTACAATGAAACAAAATACAAAACCATGGAAATTACAGACTTGGCACTATGAAAAACACAAAAGATGGAATACAACCAAACAATACAACTACTATTGTGAACTAGAAAAAGATCTATACTTGTACAAACTGAGTATGAACTTGGGTTACAAAATATTTGAAAATGATCAATTGAAATATCAATGGTTTGATAAGCAATCATATAGAGGAGTATACAATGACACCACAACAAATCAAAAGAATTAAACGTTTCAACAAATGGTGGAGTTTGAACAAAACACATAGACCATCACATCATTGGTTGGTAAAACACACACGCAGAATAGTGTATGACTACAACATAGCACCAGATGCATGGGACAGAGCCAAAGCTATCAGCAAAAGATATGCACTATCAGAATACAAAAAACTAAGTAGAAGTGATGCTTGGTTCTTGTGGAGAATAACACATCCATTGCACAGTGAACGTATAGAAAGATTGTTAGCAACAGCGGTATTCTTAGATGAAAAAAGGCAAGAACAGCAGGAAAGTTGATGATATAAGTGCATACATTGATGAGTATGCTCAGACAAATCTCATACTTGATCAACTGGATAATCATCAATTCATACACAATAAAACACTGCCACAAGCAGTTGAACAACTAGAAATAGAAATGATAACATCAGCTCTGTATGGAAACAATAGAACACAAGCCGCAAAAGAACTGGGCATCAGCAGAGAATTGTTGTATTACAAAATAAGGAAGTATTCAATAAAGGTTGACAAATAGGCAAACATCAACTATATTATAACAGTAGACACAGGTTCTACTCAAACGGACAAAGGTCCACAACAACAGTCATAAGGAGATAAAAATGACTACAACAACTACAGCCCTGTTCCGGGGCAACAAAGCAGACTCAATCTCAAAGATTGAAGCACAAAACCTCAACACAATTGCAATCACCAACAAGCCAACACTGGAGTTTATAAACTTGAGTGACTTGATTCCGTTGGAAACACAGCGTTATGCCAAAGATACTTGGGTGCAAAAACGCCTCAAAGACCGTAACGGACTTGATCAAGTTGCATTTGGCGCACTTACAATTGCAAGAACACCAGAAGGCAAGAACCTAGTTGCAGACGGCAATGGACGTTATAACCTAGCAGAACACGCAGGTTGGACTGATAATATTCCTTGTATTGTATGGAAACTTACCAAACAACAAGCGGCCTTCTACTTCAATTACACACAAAAAACAGGACGCAGAAACTTGAGTCCAGAAGTACTGTACGTCAACAGTTATCTTGCTGGTGACACTGCTGCATCACTGTTGCATGCTGTGATGGAACGCATTGATGTGTATATTCAAGGTGACACAAACTATGCAGTTCCACATCCCAAACAATCAAATGCTGTAGAAGTAAAATACAGAACTGTTGATGAAGCATACAACAAAATGTGTGGTTGGAATGATTCATCAGAAAGAATCCGTATTATGAGGATTGCTAGAGATATGATTACACAAGCATTCCCTGGTGAGAACATGCTACAGCAAGATCTGTTTTGGGCAACATACTATATTCTTAGTAGTGTGCCTAAGACACAATCTGGTGCAACAAACAATAAGTTTCAGGACTTTTTGATTGGCAGTGGACTCAACAATACACAAGCACAGTTCACCAAAACATGGAAAGTGATCAACAGTGGAACCTCAGGCAACAGTAGCAAAGTCAAAAGCCTTGCTGAAGAACTGTTGAAATGTTGGAAACTGTCAAAGAATGCACCACGTGATATCACGTATGCTGAACTTGATGTATGAGTATGTTTCTAATAGTGTTGGGTATTGTAATGATAATAGTTGCAATACTCATATAAACCAACAATAACAAACAAAAAGGATAAATAATTGCACAGGACAAAGATTCTATCAAGCACAAGAGTGTGAGAAGAATTTTAGTTTTATTTTGATAACCTTAACCGTAACCTTACCTCTCTACATAACTCATATGTAGAGGGGTTTTTTTATAAATATTGATGAGAGCAATCTCACCCATTTAGGGGTTAATGGGTTGAACCCAAGAGCATTCCTTGTTTTTGCTCTTGGGTTTTTTGTTGATAAATATATTAAACAAGGAGAAACAGCATGCAACATTTTGACCCCTTATTACGCAGTATTAAAATACTAGTAGATCTTATTACTGTGTATTTGTTCATAACTTTCACATATGAGGGTTTGAACTTTATCCTAAGGACAATTATACAATGAGCGCAAATTATACAATGACCATATATCAGGGAGCTGACTTCAAACGCAGTTTCCAAGTAAAAGAGAATTCAAGTATTCTCAATATCTCTGGTTATGCATTTGAAGGCAAGATGGCACTCAACTATCATACTTCAAGCACAACCAGTTTTACAACAGCAATAACAGATGCAGCAGATGGAGTGTTTACCTTAACACTAACTGATACACAAACTGCTGCTCTAACACCAGGCAGATACAAATACAATGTATTGATGACAGCAACCAATAGTTTGAAAACACAATTGTTGCATGGTGAGATTATAGTGGAGGATACAGTATGACAACTTATTCAACACTACCAACAGGAGATCAGAATCTTGCAGTAACAGTTACAGATGGAACCACAGTGTCACTAAACATAACCCCGGCAAGTGTTGCATTGACATCAGATGTTACAAGTGTAGCAGGAAGAACAGGAGCAGTTGTACTCACAACCTCAGATGTATCAGAAGGTTCAAATCTCTACTACACCAACGCTAGAGCAGACGCAAGAATTGCAGCAGCAACAACCAGTGATTTGTCAGAAGGCACTAATCTTTATTTTACAAACGCCAGAGCAGATGCAAGAATTGCAAACAACATACTTGATGAAGATAACTTTGCCAGTGACAGTGCAACCAATACTGCATCACAGCAATCAATCAAAGCATACATTGCAACACAGATTGCTACCAAAGATAATTCAGATGAAATAACAGAAGGTTCAACCAATTTGTATTTCACAACAGCTAGAGCCAGATCAAGTATAAGTGCAAGTGGAGCTTTGGCATACAATAGTTCAACTGGTGCACTAACTTACACACAAGGTTCAATTGATGCAGATTCAATTGGTGTTTCAAACCTTGAAGTAGACAATTTGAAGTCAGGTGTACTAGACACAGACTTATCAAGTGTTGCAGGTACAGATACAACCCTGGCAAGTGCAAAAGCAATCAAGACTTATGTTGATGCACAAATTCTTACCAAAGACAACACAGATGAAATAACAGAAGGCAGCACCAATTTATATTTTACTAATGCAAGAGCAAACAGTGCAATTGATGCTAGAGTGACAGGTGCATTTATAGATGCCCTAGACACTGTATCAGATGGAGGAACTTACTAATGGCAGTTAGAATCAAACCAAAACGCGGCACCGGCGCCCCACCAGCTGGAACAGGTGCAAATCAAGTTGATGCAAATGAAATAGCAATGGACATGGCCAATGGTAAACTTTATGTGAACAATGGCGGTTCAGTTGTGGTACTTGCAGAAAGAAATGCAGCCGCAGATGACACATACAATGATGCAGCGGCAAGAGCCGCAATCAGTGTAGGCTCAGAAGGCACACCCAGCGGAAATGGTGATGTATCATACAACAACTCAACAGGTGTTATCACATACACACCACCAGTACTGACATCACTCACAGGTGACACAGACAGCATTGCAGAAGGATCAACCAACTTGTATTTTACAAATGCAAGAGCAGATGCAAGAATTGCAGCCGCGGATACAGATGCACTATCAGAAGGTAGTTCAAACCTTTACTTTACAAATGCTAGAGCACAAGCAGTATCAATCAACAATCTATCAGAAGATTCTAGCCCACAACTAGGTGGTAACTTGGATCTAAATTCAAACAACATTGATGGTACAGGCAACATTGACATCACAGGTGCACTCACGTTGAGTGGAGACATCACAGGTGATACAGGTGATATGAACATTGTAAACAC